GCAATCGCTTCAGGCTGGGCATCTCATGCAGAAGGTTCTGGAACTATTGCGAGTGGAACTAATTCACATGCTGAAGGGGGAGGCAGCAGAGCGAATGGAAAAGAGTCCCATGCCGAAGGAAGTGGGACTACTGCTTCAAGCTCGTCATCTCATGCAGAAGGAGGAGGAACTACTGCCTTAGGTTCTGAGTCTCATGCAGAAGGAAAAAGTACTTATAAACAATCTGATGTAATAGAAATAACAAATATGACAACAAACGATGAAATTATTGCCGCTTGGAATTCTAAAAACTTTAGTTTAGCCAAGAGCACCGGTTCGCATTGCGAAGGAATTAATACTTTGGCTCTTGGCGCAGCTTCCCACGCCGCCGGTGTTAGTACAATAGCAAACAAAACTGCTCAAACTGCTGTTGGTAAATATAATACCGAAGACGTAAACGAAGATACTGAATATGGCAAATATAGTTTTATTATTGGTAATGGTGAAGATGATGCTAACCGTTCCAATGCTTTTGCTATAGACTGGGAAGGAAATATTTATGTTAATAATAGTGAAACAGGCGTAAGTGTATTAGATCTATTAAATAGAATCAAAGCTCTTGAAAATGCAATATCTTCAAATAAGATTCTTTTAACAGACGATACAACTGGAACAATCTATCAGCTTGGTATAAATAATGGAACAACATATTTTAAAGAATATATTGGATAAATATAATAAATTAGGAGGAATATGATTATGACGAAGGAAAGATTTTTCGTAGAAATTAACGATGAAAATGCTGTATATGATGGTGATACTCTTAAGGTAACACTTCCTTGCGATAAACAGAGTTGCGAAGGAGTTGATTTTTATTTCTCCAAAGAATGGACAGAAAATAAAAATCTTATAGTTGAATCTGCTTCAATCTCACCTGCACCTCTTGAGTGTTATTGGAACTGGCTTATGACATTACAAGGTGCACCTGATTATGAGGTTTATCCAAATGGTGGTAGTGTTGATATTAGTAAATATACAAGAACTGGCACTCCCGGCGCATTTGGTTTTAGCGGCCATACATCTGGTGAAGAGGACATCACTATTACCTTTAAAATTAAAAAATACGATCTCTAAATGATATAATATGAGAAAGAGGTTAATGAACATTTTCAAATATCTTGTTCTTTTCCTAATTGGCGGCGCCACATATTTTTGAATTGAAATTTTGTGGCGCGACAATTCTCATTGGGCAAATCTGTTTGCCTTTTACTTTGATTTGGATTGTACTATCTGCTGCTATAATTGTGATGGATGATTGAGTACGATACAAGGTTTTCAATAAAGAAAAACCACATTATACGAGTCTAATTCTTAATAAATTAAGAGGTGAGAAATAATGGCTAATTTAACTTTCCAATGGGAAGGAGATATTAATGTCGTTGGTGGAGAAGTAAAGAAGGACGGAGTACCGATTAGTGCGGGTTCTTCTAGTGTGACCATTGAAGACATTAAAGGCAATTATATTGACAATAGTAATTTTAGTGTTAATAGCAATGGACAGGCTGAATATACCACTGAACAGGGAACTAATTTATATACTGTAGATAGATGGTATATTGATGGAGGTACTCTCGTACCAAAGAGTAATGGAGTTCAGTTTACAAATAATAATGAAAATACTGGAACAAATTCTTTGATTAGATTGAGACAAGATATTCCATATCCTTTTAGTACTTTTGCAGGTAAAATACTTACTCTTTCTGCAAAGATTAATGGAGTGGTTTATACAGGGACAAGTGAGCAGCTCCCAGCAGAAAAGCCAACAGAAGGAACAAATGGTTCAAGTGCTATTCAATATATTCAAACAACGGGTATTGCTGAACATGCTATTTGTCTCAATTATTCAGTTACCGGAGATTATTTCGTTCCATATATTGCATTGGCATATAGTCAGTCTGTAGAGATAGAATGGGTGAAATTGGAAATTGGCGATTCAGCTACACCTTATGTTGCTCCAGACCATGCTACTGAAAAAATAAAGGCGGAATTTATGTCAGATAATGGTAGTATTTCAATGCCATATACTAAAGAAGAAATTGATACGAAGATAGATGAAATTGAAGAACAAGTTGATGGAATTAATTCTACATCTTTAACAGTCAAAGTTAATGATAAAGATTTCTTAATGGAAACTCGTGAAATGACTCGTTCAGAACAAGCTCATATAGTAATGAATTATTCTTCTTATGATCCTATAATCGAAATGGAGAATTTTGTATTCATTAATGACATGTCAAGAATTACGGTAAAAGACAAGAAATCACTTGATAATACAATTGGGCAAATAACACCTGTTATTGGTGGTGCTATGTCAGTCCAAAATATCGCTTGCTTTGCAATAATTCCCTCTATGCAAGAACGCCAGGGAGGTCAAAAACTTGTTTTTAACTTGTATGTTGTAGACAGTAATACAAATTATTTATATGCTGGAGTACTTCGTTTACAGGATTGCATTATATCGGGAAATTGGAACGTAAATGTTGATCAGGTATTCCAATTCGTAAGTTCAACACCATATTGTTTAACACAATCTAAAAATAGAGTTTATTCCTTTATAGATGAAATGATTAGAATTTTTTCTGGTACAGATATCAGAAATTTTGAAATACAAGAATTTGAGACTTTTGATCATAATATAGATCAAATTAAATGCGATCCAAATGGAGAGGTATTTGTTCATCTAACAAAAAAATACGACGTAGGAATGAGCGGATGGTGTCGTATAGAAGAACTTTCTGTGCCCGACCTTAATGAAATAAAATGGGATCCTGTAGGAATGTGTCAAAAAATAGATGATACAGAAGAGATAGAATTTATTGAATTGGAAGATATTTTTAGATGGAAAGATTATATAATAGGCACTAGCAATGGTGTTATTTATTATTACCATATATCAGAACTTCGCTCATCTCATGTGACGGACTATGGATATAAATATATCTATGCACATAAGTTTGCAACAAACATGTTTTTATATAGCTCGAATATTTTTGTTTCTGATGATTATATCGTTGTAAATAATAGTAGTGGAACGGCAATTTATTCTGAATTTTTTGTTGAAAATCATGTTTATGCAAACCTCTCTAAACAAACAGTAAATAATAGTGCGGCAAAAAGAAATTCCGGTATCAGAGGTGTGATTGATACGGTTGATGGTTTATATATTATAGGAACTACGGGACAGGTAAAAGTTTTACATAGAACGTATGAACTTGATTTACAATCAGCAATCAATTATTTGAGATAAAAATTATGGCGGCGAGTAATACTGCCCGCCGCCAAATTTAAAGGTGATGGAAATGATAAGAACGAAAAAAGAAAACTCTATTGAAGCAGCCTATTTTGCCAGACAAGGATTAGGGTTAGTACTAACAGACGAAGAAAAAATTAAATTAAAACAATTCTTAAATCAGATAGATGATCCCATTGAAGTCTATGTCATCCCAGATAATGGTGATGATAATAATGATGGTCTTTCTAATAATAATGCTATGAAAACTTTATCCTCAGCATTTAAAAAATATCAAAATTATAACAAAATAACTTTTCATGTATTTGGACAGATTCACCCAAATATTCAAGATATTGGGGATATAGAATTAATTAATAAAGACATTGAAATTAAAAGCGGGGCAAGAGGACTTTATATTAAGGGGAAATTTAATTTAATTAATTCAAGATTAATAATTGAAGGCCCTACCCCATTAGGGTATCAGTTGCAAATTGAATCAACTGTACCTGGAAATAGCATTTTTCATTTAGATAGAAATAGTATTTTAAAATTATATTGTATAGGAATAGATTGTTCTCAAAATGGTGCCATTCCAATTATGGCGCGCTCAAGTAAAATTTATGTCCGTTCTTCTACTATTACCACAAAGGAAGACCCAGATGCAGAGGGCGGCGGCCTTATAGTTGATGCAATTTGGGCTGAAGATCTTTGTGAGATAGCACTCCAAGAATCGTTAATAAACGGACCAATAAACACAGACAATTCTTGTACAATTATAAAATAATCAAAGGTGATGAAAATGAAAAAGAAAATTGAAACTTCAAAAATCTTCCTCTTTATCATAGCTCTTCTCAGTATTTTCATTACTGCTTTTTCAACTTGGTTCTGCTTTAAATATGAAACTTGTGAGCCTCTTTGCTATACCGTCCCAGCCATCTTTACAGAGCTTGGGGCGGCGACAGCAGGTTATTATTGGAAAAGTAAAAATGAAAATAGAATTAAGATGACATTAGGAGCAGTAAAAGAAATTTCGGAATATAATGAGCTTAGTGAAGAGCAAGTTAGAATTGTAGAGGCTCTTGTTAATACACTGGGGTGATGTAAATGGCTTTTGAATTTAACTCAAATAATAGTTATCTTTTTAATATTAATGAATTCACAGATGATAATAGAGTCCATTATAAAAAAATTCAAGCCGTTTTAAAAACCAATCCTGAAATTAATAGCTCTGTTATCATAAAAATTATTGCCCCTGCAATTCGTAGCACAGAAGAAGGAGAAATTCAACATAAATTTTTAAGAAGCTCTGACGAGAAATTCTTAAGTATGAAGGGAGATACTTCAATATCTCCCTTACAAACAAACTTAATAACATTTGATAATTATGAATTAATTACGGAAGATTCCTATCTTTTAATGGTGAAGGAGGGATAATATGGAAATAATAAGATATCAGCTAAATTATACTATCGATCAGCTTAATAATATTTTAAGCAAGGCTGATAATATGGAAAATTATGATGATACAGAATTAAGAGCAAATTTAAATGAAATTAAAACAGAGTTAGAATCTTTAGAAGAAATTATTACTGGATTATCAGAGAATGTAAAAATAGAAAGTGATACTTCTAGTAGTTCTATTCTTGTTTATGATTATTTGCCCGATAATAATAAAGAAATTAGAATAAATACAGCAATTGAAAAAATCAGTTTTTCAACTTTGACAGAACAGTCAGGAGAAATTTCTGATGATTATTGGGTTTTAATTATTTTTCCTAAATCAGAAAATGTTTCTTCTTTAGAAGATTTAATTGGAAATCCAGAAATAAAGATTTTAAGCCCTGATATTGATATTTCCTCATATGAGAGAATACACTTATTATTCACTTATGATGGAGATAATATTTGTTGTGTGGCGGCCGGCTACTGAGGTGGATAAAATGAATGACTATCAAAAGAAAATTTTATTTTACATGTTAATACCTCAAGTAAAATCAATAGACTATATTTATGAGATTGAGAATGATTTTGCCGCGGCGCGATTTTATTTAAAAGATAAAGCTTTTGTTAAAATACCTGAATCTTTTGAAGACAAAGAAGTTAATTTAATTGAGGCAACTTGTTTTAATGGAAAGTCTTTAACGGAAGTAATAATACCAGATACAGTGAGCGAGGTGGAATAATATGGCACAATCTTCTTTGGTAGTGGGAAATAGTTATGAAGATAGAAACATAAAAGGTACCGGTATAGAAACAGATCCATGGATCATTGGAGAGCTAGAAGAAACAGAAACAGAAATGTTTAAAAATCTTCTTGATGCAGTATATACTAGTAACGCATACGTTAAACTAATTAAAGATATAGATTGCAGTAAAAGTGAAGAATATAGAGGAGGAATTGACTACAGTCTATACTTCAAATGTGCTAAATTTTATTCAGAAAAAAATGGCGATGAAAAACCGGCCATAAAAAATTTAATAATAAAAAATCAATACGCTCTTGAAACATATGGAGCACAGGTTTTAAATATAAAATTCTTGAATATTTATCATGTTGGTAGTAATACTTTGACTTCTGAATTTATTCATAGAAACAGTGGAAATCCTGAATTTCAATATTGTGATTTTTCAGGTCTAACTAATGCACAAAAAAAGAATTCTGTTTTTAATTCTGCTCATGTTAAATTTGCTTTTTGTGCAATTAATTATATAATTAAAAATTATGAGAATATAAGCGATCTAACAATTTTTAATGGACAGCAAAATGAGCCTTTTAATATGTGTCAAATTCATTACGATGGACCAATTTATTCTTACCCTTATGAAACGGGTGCGAGCAGTATTTTTATAACTTATGCGAAAAAAACTGCAATAACAGGTATTTTAAAAATTCAGCCGGAAGCAGAAATTTTTACATGCATTTTTAAAGAATGTGATGGATGTTATTTTTCTGGAATGATTCAGAGTGAAGATCAAGAAAATAAACATATCATATATAAATCAGTATCTCAAAGTAGTTTTCAAGATAATCTAATCTGTACTGAGCTTCCTGAAGATGAGTCCATAACAATGACTACAGTTTCAAATAATATAATTACCACAATCACTCCTGAAAACCTTAAATCTAAAGAATATCTTTATAATATTGGTTTTCTTCCTTAAAGAGGTGTAATTCATGGCTTGGACAGACACATATTGGGAACAAGATAATGATAAAAACAATGGCTTTCCAATTCCAATTGAACTTATTTTACCAGAAGATTTTACTTTTGATTCAATCTATACCCCTTGGATTACGAATGGAGAAGAAAATCCCTATATTATATCCTCTATTTCTGACTTCACTTTTGATTCAATCTATACCCCTTGGATTACGAATGGAGAAGAAAATCCCTATATTATATCCTCTATTTCTGACTTCACTTTTGATTTAATTTATACTCCTTGGAGTTTCGATAGCACAGAAGAGTTTAATTCTGGCTATCCTTATATGCAAAAATATCCATACTTAGGTGCTTTTGCTAATTGTAGAAATCTTAAAGAGATAGTTATACCAAAAACAGTAAAGAAATTAGGGCAACATACCTTTAGAGGAACCTCTCTAACCCAAGTAACAATTGCATCTGATTGTGAATATGGGCCAGAAACATTTCCTCCGAATTGTATAATTAAATTTTATGATTGAGGTGAGATAAATGGCAGAACAAGAAAATTACTTAAATATAGAAGCCACAGCGGCGCAAATTAAAAAAGGAATTGAAGAAGTTGTTAATGTTTTAACAGATAATGTTAGAGACAATAATAATAAATTTTTATCATTAGAATTAGATGAGAACGGCCTTCCTGATGATCCAACAGATGATGAACTTTTAAATAGAGTGAAATTAGTTTTAAAAACAATTGAGGGGTCTGAACAAAAAACAATTGATGCAGAATGGAATGAAATACTTGTTGGAGATGGTCAGGGATGGGCAGCAGGAACAGATTGGTATTCAGAAGAAAGAGAATTATTTGGAAATAATTTAATTGATAATGCAGGAATTCTATATTCTCATGTTTTTGGCACTAAAGACACGGATAAAGAAGGCGCAATAACTATTTCCAATTCTTTACAACATCTTGGTTCATATAATGATGGAAGCTATATTTCTTTTTATGACGCAAATGTCCTTCAATTAGGAGAAAAATCACATATTATTGCAAGAAAAGGCTCCGATATTATGTTTGGTAGAATAAATACTGGAACGAATGAAAGCACAAGAATTCATGTCTTCGACGGAGCAAAAATAGACATAGATGGCGGCTTAAAAAGAGGAGGAAATGGTGCACCGGAAGTTTTTTTACATGGAGATGTAAAAATTCACATAGATGATGGAGCAGATTCAAATGAGAAATACACTGGTGTAAACGGCGTAATGGGTGATGTAAATGGAAGTATATTACACATGCACGATAAATCTTTTTTATCTATGAATAAAGGCAGTTCTATTATCGCTTCGAACATGGCACAGGCAAATTTTTATTCAGGTTTTTTTGCCATGCAAAGTGAAGATTTATCTGACTTATCTGACTTTAGTCGCCAGCCAACTTTTGTAATGAATGATGGCTCAGCATTTTATTTAAATGGCGGCCCTAGGGCAGGGCAACATCTATATCATCCTTTTTTTGAATTAAATGGCGGTTCAACAATTATATTTAATGCTTCTGATATCGATGACGAAGGCGGCGGAACTGAATATGATCCTCTTTTATTAGCAGATCCAACTGGATTTACTTTTATTGGACAGGGAAGCGAGGGAGCAAAAGCTGGAAGTACTCCGGCAGATAAATCCCCCGAGTTACCTTATGATAATACTAAACCTTTTGGTAGCAAAAGTTTTTTAGTACCTTCAAATAAAAATCCTCGAATAAAAATTTCTGATGAAACAATGATTATGATTGATGCGGCGCAAGGCGGCGGGGCAAACTGGATTAAAATTGGAGCAGACAACGATGGTTTAATAGAAGTATCCCTTACTGGAAATATTTTCCAACAAATGGAACATAATGCCCACTCTGAAATGCACCATAATAGTAAATTCATTATGAGAGGATTAAGTAGTGAGCATCCCTGGGAAGAAGATGGTATTTGGATACCTAGTACAGATTCAACCCATTTAAATCAAGATTGGACACGTCCCATTCATCCCATTGAACAAGACTCTCCTGTTTTGGGAATGTATGATGTATCACAGTTCATTATGAGAGGAGTATGGAATAACACTGAGCCAAATTGGAAACTGGGAAGTCTTGAGATAGATACAGATAGAACAACTGCGCCAACTTCTTTTTCTGAATTAACTATTGATGAAAAAGACCAAATTTGTAAAAGTCTAAATGCTGTAGAGATACAAGAATCGGAAAATGATGATAATAAAACAACATTTTCTGTAAGTTCTGGAAAATTATGGATTACTAACATAGAATATCATACAAAGCCTCTTAATTGGCAAGAACACCTTAATAAAATTGAAGACCAGCCTGTTGTTGAAATTATTGAAAATGCTGATGTTCGTATCTATGGTAATTCAGAATTAAAGCTTACTAACTATAGTATTATAGCTGATTCAAACGGCTTTACTTTTAAAGACAATTCTTCTAATGCAGAGGGTATAACCTTTTCTATGGAAGATTTAAATAAATTAAAACAACTACTCGAAAATTCGACTATTAGCTAATATCTACGGAAGGAGGAATTAAATATGCAGAATTTTTATGGCGGCAGTGATGGAGGAAATTTCTATCCTGTTCACAATCAATATGGTGTAAATATCGGATATACAGATGGATGTCCACTGACTTTTTCTTTTAAAAAGGAGGATGATGCTGTTAATAAAATTCAGCATATTCCTTCTAACAAAGAGTAAAATATTAAAGAATTTTGATTGAAAAATTACTTATAAATGGGGAGAGAATATCTCTCCCTATTATTTCTATTAGAGAATGAGGTGATAAAATGGCAATTTTAAAACCAACTAAAGTTTATAATTGGAACGGATTAAAAGTAAATGAATTTCTTTTAACAGTTAATAATCCAAATAAGATTGATATGCCAACAGTGGCAATGCCTAAACCGATTGGCGTTACAGTTCACAATACTGGAGCAATTAGTGTTTCTTCAAGTACAACAATGGCGGAGCAGTATACAAGAGCTACTCTTAATGGTAATATGAATACTGTAAGAGTTCATTTCTATGTTGATGATACTTGTGCTTGGCAGAATTTGCCTTTAACATTAAGCGGTTGGCACGCTGCTGACGGTTCTGGCAATGGTAATAGAAAAACAATTTCTATTGAAGTTATTGGTAATTCTAAGAAAGCAGAGGAAAATGCCGCCAAGTTAGTAGCATATTTGCTTGATAAGTATGATTGGAATGTAGAAGAAAACCTTTATACTCATACTCACTGGCTTAATGTAAGAGATGGCAAGAGAGGTACTGTTGCAGAATTGAATGTAATGAAAAATTCTTATAAGATGTGCCCTATTTATATTTTGCCGCACTGGAATGATTTTAAGAAATTAGTTCAGAGTAAGCAGAAGAAAGAAGTAGTAACAGTACTTTATAGAGTTCGTAAGACTTGGGATGATGCTAAGTCTCAAATTGGTGCTTATAGTAGTCTTGAAAATGCAAAGAAGGCTTGTAAGGAAGGTTATAGCGTATTTGATGAGAATGGTAAAGCCGTTTATACAGTAGAGGCTAAACCTACATCAACCCCAGAGGCAACTCCAACAGTGAAGCCAGTTGAAACTCCCGCCGCCAAACCTGTTGAGGATAAAATTAATGTTAAGTATCGTGCTTATGCCGGCGGAAAATGGTGGGGAGAAATTGAGAATTATAATACTACTAATTCTAATGGTTATGCTGGCGTTGAAGGTAAATCAATTAAAGGACTTGCTATTAAACCTGAAAAAGGAACTATTAGATACCGTGTTCATATTAGAGGCGGCAGCTGGCTTGGTTGGATAACCAGTTATGATATCAATAACTGGAGAACAGGATGTGCTGGCAATAAGATAAGAGATATTGACGCAATACAGATGGATTTTAGCGGAGTAGAAGGTTATGAGATTAGATATCGAGTTTCTACCACTAATTCTAAAGATTACTTGAATTGGATCGAAGGATTTAATACTAAGAATTCTAATGGATATGCAGGTATTATTGGCCGCTCAATTGATAAGATTCAAGTTGAGATCATTAAGAAATAAATATTGCCGCCTCATCATTAAAAATCTTGATGTGGCGGCACGATATAAAGGAGGTAGATTACATGTTCGAAGCATTTATTAGTATGTCCACTGGCAATGTACTCGGAGCAATCGGAATCCTCGCAGCTATTGTCAGTATAATTACTGAACTTTTTAAGAAAATCGTCCCCGAATCTTTCCCAACAAAAGCTTTAGTAATGATTATTTCTTTAGTTATTACTCTTGGCTTTGTATTGCTTTTCTGTACGATTAGTGTTAAAATGATTTTGCTTGGAATTGTTGGAAGTTTTGTTGTAGCTTTTATTTCAATGTATGGTTGGGATACTTTTAAGGAGATTATTGCAAGATTTAAATATCCACTTTAATAAAAGCGAGGTGAGATAATGAATGATTTAATTTTTGAGAATGGTGACGACTTAAGATGGGAATCTGAAAATATTTCTGAATTAATTGATAATGAATATTATGATAACATGTACCCTGATTCAGACAATTCTATTGCCTTAAAAAATCTATTAAATGGAGATGCACAAGGCACCAAAGAAAAAGATTACTTAGATCCAACTCCATTTATAAATAAAAAGGGAATCAACTATCTTGCAGCGAGAGCTGATGAAATAAAAGTCGGTATTGACAACATGGATTATACGGGACAAGATAAGGAAAATGAAAGCGATATTTTAACTACAATTTTTAATCTTTTAATGCCTCGTTATGCAAGACGAGTTGAAGTTGAAGATTTAAATAAAAATTTCTGGGTTATTGCCCAGACAATAGATGCCATCTTAAGTGCAATTTGGGGACATGATGGAATTATTGATATTATTCAAGAAATAATAAAAAGACAAAATAATCTTTATCTTAAAATTAATGATATTGATTATACAGTAAAAAGCTTAGATCAAACTATTTGTTTATTGAGACCTAATTTTTCAAGCTATTTTGACGATGGAACATATTTTGATTTAAATGGAGACGGATTAATCGGTCAAGATGACATGTCTTTATTATTGGCAATAGGGGCAGACTTTGGAGCATCAAATTTTGATCTATTAAAAGAAAAGGTAGATGATTTTGTTGATAAATATTTGGTAGAAACAGAGCAGGACTTTTGCCAACAAAATCCAGACACAGAAGAGACTTTTGTTGGAGAGTGGGGAATAAGAGATTATAATAATGAGAAGGAATTTAATAGTACCATTAGAAAAAGAACTAATTTTGATCAATTAAGAATTTCAAGTGGGAAATCTCTTTGTTTTATTCGACCAAGCGGCGAAAATTTTTGTTGTGGATTATACGCACCTGGTTATAAAGAAGTTAACTTAGATTTATCTTTTGATGACGCGAAAGAAAAAGTCAAAGAAATTTTATTACATAAAGTAATTCAATTAAGCAAATTTTTTGAATTAAATGCAAATACAGTAAGCATTATAAAAATAAAAATAGATAATTTCCCTATTGAAAATTATCCAAATCAAACAGAAAAAATTCAATATAATTATGAAAAATTTAGAGATTTTGGATTTTTATATGAAGATATAATTTCAAAAGAAAGTGACATATCTCTATCTCCGCAAAAGTTTGGAGAAAAATTAATTCATTTCTTTTATCATGATTTAAAAGACAATACTGTAAATGAAGGCGGATATGCATGGGAAAGATGTGTTTACACTTCTGGATACAATTATACTGAAGGTGTTATTAAAAATAGCTGGATAACGATCCCTCATGTCTGTGCTTATCAACCAAGAAGAGATAATGTAAAAATGTTGGTTGCAGCATTCTCTAATTTTGATGTCTTTTTTAATTTTATTAAAGAAGAAGATAAAAGAGAAGAAAGAATTTCTATTTTAAGACAGCTATTATTAAATACTGAAAAAAGAATTCCTTATATTCTTTTCTCTGAAGAGTCTTATAAAAATGAAGAAATAAAAGGGCTTGCTTTCTTAACAGAAATGGAAATGAATAGTTTTGTTGAAATTCTTTTAAATGAGATAGATATTTTATCAAGTGAAGATTTTTATCAAAAATATGTTGATCAATATCTCACAGTTGGTTCTTCGAATCGTGAGTTTCCTGCCGCTAATATTAAAGTAACATATTGGGGCGGCATAGAAAAAAATAATTATTTTGAAATTATGAGAATAATGTCAAGAAGAATTCATTTTAATATTGCCGATGATCTTAAAACAGCAAATATACAAAATTATTGCTATCCAACAGAAGGAAATGAAGGAGAGAATTATTATCTAAGATACGATATTAGAAGAATTGCTATTTATTATTGGTGCGATGACTTCAGAATAACAAAATGCAAGAATTATTTTGGCCCTTTCCGTCTAGATAATATTGCCCGTTTTAGAGGAGAGTATTATTATACATTAAATCCTTTCTTTGTGGAAAATGATTTGTGTAAAGAAGAAGAAAAGATTTATATAAATAGAGTTCATACTGCAAGACACAATGAAGAAGATGAATGGACTCAATGCTCAGAATTCTATACGGTACAATCAAAAATAGATGAAAAACTTAGTGGGAATTTAGGCTCTCCTCATTGTGCAGATATTACAGACAACTATATTGTAGGAACAAACTGGGAGAATCCTGCATTGCTTTCTGTTTGTAAAATTAATTTCCGTGGTCATGAGCCAGGAATTACTTACACAACAGAAATAGAAAAAACTTGGTTTTTGAATGAAGATGAGGAAGATAATTTAGAGAGTGTATTTATTGAAGGAAGTAATCTCGCATGGTAAATTAAAGTCAAGGCTCACTGCCTTGACTTTTCTTTTTCTTTATGATATACTATTTATAGAAATTTTATAAGAAATACTGTAAATAATGTTAGAAAATTTAATGGAGGTTAATAATAATGGATAGAAAATTTATTTATATCATTACGGTTATGGAAAGATTTAATAAAGAAGTAAATTATAAAAATGATGTACTTAATGTTTCTACTGGATTTACAAGAATTCCCGTTTTATGCGAGTCATTAGAAATGGCCTTAGAAATTGTTGAAAATAACATGTGTGATATTCAAGAACGATGTTATGATTTTGCTTGCATTGAAAAAATTGAATTAAATGAATTTTACCCATGTGTAGAAGAAACAATTCTTTTTAGATATGACCACAGAAAAGAAAGATTTTATCAAATCGATAAGACTGAATTTCCAACATATACTATATGTGATGTAGGTTGACATGAATTTAATTTTATGTTATGATAGAAAAGTTGTTAAATAAATTGGAGGAATGTATATGACTTTAAATACTCGGCAAAGGAAAGTTGTTGAAGCAACTGAGAACAAAATTTTATGCCTTGCGGCGGCGGGCAGCGGAAAATGTATTCCAAATTCAATAAAAATTCCAACACCAAAAGGATGGAAAAGAGTAGATGAAGTTAAAGTAGGAGATTATCTTTTTGATAAAGAAGGTAAGCCAACAAAAGTTGTGGGAGTATATCCTCAAGGAAAAAAAGAAGTTTATGAAATTACTTTTGGAGATGGGAGAAAAGCTAAATGCAGTATTGATCATATTTGGAGCGTAAATCGAAAAACATGGAGAGATAGTCAACAATTTAAGAATTATACATTAAAAGAAATACTGGAGGATAAATGGCAAATTATAGATAAACGAGGACATAAATTACATAATTTTTCAATTCCTTGTGCCAAAGCAATTAATTATGAAAATGATAAAAAATTAAAAGTAAACCCTTATTTATTTGGAATCTTTTTAGGAGATGGATGTTGTCGAGATCAAGCCTTAACACTCTCATCCAATGATAAAGAACTTGTAATAAAAATCCAAAAAATACTTAATAGTCCACAAGTTTACAAAAATCAATCTAATTATAGTTGGACATTTTATAAAGAGGATGGGCATAGATTCTCTACAAAAGAGGTTTTAGGAGAATATGAAAAATTTATTTGCTGCTATTGTTATGAAAAATCAATTCCCGATGATTTTAAATACTCTTCTATAAAAGACAGGTATGAATTAATTCAAGGACTTATGGATACAGATGGTTCTATTATTAGAGCGGATGGTAGATATCATGTAAGTTTTACAACTACAAGCTCCAAATTAAGAGATGATTTTATTGAAGTGATGGGATCTTTAGGATATGTGTGTACTTACAGAACAGATAAGAGAAGCGATAAATATACTCATGGAGAAGCATATGAAGTAAAAATAAATATTCCTAATGCGGAAAAGTATAAACTATTCTCTCTTTCAAGAAAAAAAGAAATTGCTTTGGAATGCAAAGATAAAAAACAAAATCGAAAATATGATAGAACAACAATAATTAATATAGAAAAACTTAATTATAAAGAGGAAATGACTTGTTTTTATGTTGATAATGAGGAACATTTATTCCTTATGAATGATTTTATTGTTACTCATAATACAACTGTTTTAACAGAAAGAGTTCGTTATTTAATCGAAAAGCGCAATGTTCCTCCAGAAGAAATCTGTGCAATAAGTTTCACCAACATGGCGGCAGATGAAATGAAAAAGCGATTAGGCAATATTGCTATTGGAGCTTTTATTGGCACAATTCATAGCCTTGCCAATAATACTTGTATTGCAAATGGAATTAGTACTGAAAAATATATTGCTGATACTGAATTTGATATGATTCTTCGAAAGGCATTAACAATTCCAAAGGGAAGATATCCTAAATTTACCCATCTCCTCATTGATGAGTTTCAGGATACTGGTCAGCTTGAGTATAGTTTTATTGAAAGAATACCTACTAAAAATTTCTTTGTAGTTGCGGATGAGCGCCAAGCAATATATGGGTTTAAGGGCGCATCAGATATTTATGTAAGAAATCTATATCACGATGCTTTTTGTAAGGTATATTACCTAAATCAAAATTATCGTTGTGCGCCGAACATCATTTCCTATGCAGATAGTCTTATTGCTTCAATGGATAAACTAAGTCCAAAAACCGAAGCTATCAAAACAAAAGATGGCTATGTTAGTGAACATTCTACATTTGTAGATGCTCTTGATGAACTTGAATGGTCTCAGGATTGGGGTAATTGGTTTGTTCTTACAAGAACAAATAATGAACTTGCAACTGCAATGACTAAGCTTGAAGAGAGGAATATCCCTTATATTTCTTTTAAAAAGGGAGACCTTGATTTAATTGAAATGGAAGCTCTCCTTAAAGATAATCGAGTGAAGGTTTTAACAATCCATACTGCTAAGGGTTTGGAAAATAAGAATGTTATTGTTACTGGAGCAAGACTTTATAACGAAGAGGAAAGAAAAATTGCATATGTTGCCGCAACAAGAGCAGAACAGTCTCTTTATTGGTGTCCTTCTATCTGCCGCCGTGGCAAGGTTGGAAGACCAGATAACAGAGATGATGCAGATGCAGGAAAGGTATTTGAAAAAGCCGCCAAGAATATGATTTCTTTTGGGTGATTTAGTTGGATAGAGTGGAGATTTATAATAATGGAGAAATCAAAGTAGAAGTTGAAGGATGGTTTCACAGATACTTAAAATCAGTTGTAATTAGAACGGTTAAACTTTCTCAAGTTCAATACCGTTTTCTATTGGAAATTGCTCTGGATAAATTAAAAGAGCAAGATATTGATTATAAGGGCTGTGTACTAAAAGCTTCATCGAGCGCGCCCATACTTGAACACTATAAAATACTGTCTTTAATTGAGCCATTTAATATTTTTGAATTTGCATTGACAACAATGGTTTCATTAGAAGATTGGGATTGTCTCGATGAACTAACTGGTCTAATAACACAACACTATAAAGAAGAAGATATTCCTTTTTATTTGGAATTCTTTAAAAAACCAGTTTATAACATAGATGGTTTTATTGCAGCGAAATACGGCGGCGAGCTATTAATTTCTTTCTTTAAACTGGATGATGAAGAAAGAGAGGAAAATATTAGAGATATTAATTAAAAATTCTACTTAATAATATTGGAGGCTATTTTATGTTTACATCTAAAAAGAGCTAATTGCTCTTTTAAATAACAGTAATTCCGAATTTTGAAAAACCAGTAATGGCGTATTAAAAGGAGGAAATAAAAATGAATTCAAAAACAAAGAAGATTACAACTCTTGTTGTTTCTACTGTTGCAGTAATTGCTACTGTAGTTATACTTCTGATTGGTGCCCCTGCTTACTCAACAGGAGAGACAGTTGAAACAACAAATTCTGTTGCCACCACAACAGAAACAATGACAACACAGACAATGACAGAAACAACTACATCGACGGCAGAAATCACAACTGCAACAACAGAGACAACTACAACAGTAGAAACGACCACTGAAACAACAGAGGTTGTAACAACAAAACAAACTACAACTTTTATTGTAGAAACACAAAACCCAACTACTGAAGCGGCCTTAATTACAACCGAACCTGTAGTTACTACGACTACTACAACAACTACAATTCCTGTAATTATAGAAGAATATGTAATATATAAGCCCGCAACGCATTATATTCATATTAATACTTGTCGTTGGGCGGCGAGTGGTGATATCTATAGAATTGAAAATACAGAAGGTATAGAAGCAAGAAGATGCTCTGAATGTAATCCCTCTATGGAAATTATCACAGAATATATTGAACCAGTTCCTGAGCCTGGGGAGCTTACTTATATAAAGCATTTCACAAGAGGAACTTATTATGCCTATGGTGGGCCAAGAAAAGGTGGCTCACAGAGGCAGTTAATTGATTGTTCTATTGGTGACGGAACAGTCAAAGGTTCAATAGCAAGTAGTTACCTTTATCGAAATTATGGGTATAACTACAATGGAAAACGCACTATGGTCTATTTGGAAATCAATGGCTATCCACAGATGAATGGATATTACTATCTTGATGACTGTGATGCCGGCAATCCTAATGTAATTGACTTTTTCTTTCTTTATGGAAGTAATTGTCCTTTCCAGAGACAGGGTGTCGTACAAGTTGATTGTTATATAGTAAATTGATTGAATTACTTATGACAACGATAAACGATTGAGCTTGGCAAACTCAATTTTGAGCAACCCAACTTTAAGAGTTGAAAATAGGCATAAGGAATTACTGTTAATAAAAGGCACAGGCAATATAGTCTGTGCCTTATTTTATTGACATTTTTATGGGATTATGATATAATATTCTTATAAAGGAGGGAGAATATGAGTTATTATGTAATTGCAGATACGAAATTTAATGATAATATTACCGCGGCGCGATTAAAGATTTCTCTTGAAGACTATAACAAAATGTTGATTGAGAGATGGAATTCTATAATTACAAAAGATGATAGTATTTTTGTCTTTGGAGTTTTTGGTGTTGGGCTTGGTAAGGAATTAAAATCTATAATTGAACAATTAAATGGTGTAATTTATATTGTAAACTACATGGAAAATAAAATCTTTGACAGAGATAGATGGAAGAGACTTGGAATTCATGCAATATGGGACTGTAACTTTACTTACCCTATTGACAATGATAAAATATTCTTTCCTGCCGCCAAAAATTGTAGTGATGAAACTTGTAAATACAGAATTTTGACAGAAAAAGATGGGGCGGCGGAAGTTTATAAAGATAATAAACTTTCAATTGAAGCAAAATATTGGAATTATAAACCAATTTTATTAAAGAATATTCCACTTATTATTAAAGAAAGGGAGGAAAATTAAAATGAAAGTAGAACTTATTTCATGGACAAATAATCCTATAGAAACAGTTGAAAAAGCATGCTCTGTATGTTATGATTCAACACCCGATAGAAAAATTGTAAGTCAATGTTTAGCATCAGGGCATCATTCTGTTGTTGAGCATATGAATTTTACTTTTAAGATCGAGGGCGTATCGAGAGTTTTAACTCATCAATTAGTACGCCATAGGATCGCTTCATATTCTCAACGTAGTCAACGTTATTGTAGTGAAGAGGGGGCAAAAATGGTAGTACCACCTTCTATTGAGCAAAATGATGTTGCACTAGATATTTACAACAAGATTATGTGGAGAATTGAAGAAGCATATAAAGATCTTCAGGCGCTGGAAATTCCCAATGAAGATGCTCGTTTTGTTTTACCTAATGCTTGTGAAACTACTATTTATATGACTATGAATCTTAGAACTCTTGCTCATTTTATGAATGAAAGACTTTGTACTAGAGCACAATGGGAAATTCGTAAAATGGCACAAGAAATGAAGAAAGCAATTAAAGAAAAACAATTTGAGATGCATCTCGATGATTTAGATATGGAATTAATTATGAGTGTTTGCGTCCCAAAATGTGAAGCTGGTAAGATTAAGTTCTGTCCTGAACATAAGAGCTGTGGGAGACAAAAAACAGCACAAGAAATTAAGAATGTACTTCAGGCCTATTCAGTACTTAATTAAGGGAGGAATAAGTGAATGTTAGTTGCAGCACAATTATATCAACAAGAACTCCAGCAAAAACTTCGAGCAACTTGGTATGATCTTAAATACCAATATTTCTGGCAAGGTGGTTGTGAAGACATTGATATTCCAAATAATAATTATTGGAAGAAGCAATTCGCCTTTCTTGATAATGAAGGAAATGTAACTGGATATTTTAGTTACAATTACTGTGCAGAGGCAAATTCAATTAATAATTTTGGATTAATTAGTTTCATTGACTATAATCCTCGCTTCATTCGATCTGTAATTAAGCATCTTGAAAATATACTGTCTCAAGGACATATAAATCGAATTGAATTTTTTGCCTATGAAGACGGACCTGCAAACAAAGGCTATAAAAAATTGGTTAAGAAGTTTGGCGGCAAACAGGTTGGAAAACTAACAAAAAATTCAAGATTGCTTGATGGTAAGCTTCATGACACTATTATCTATGAGATCCTTAGAGAAGATTATCTAAAAAAGAATTGGCCTAAGTGTGACGGCTGGCGGCGGGAGGCAAGTGAATGACATATATCTGTATTATTTTAGGAGTATTATTACTCACTGCCATAGGTTATATAGTATATCTACTTAAACCGCCGAGTAAGCAAGGACTTTATGAAGAAGAATTTCAGAGGGCGGCGCACGAGATTGAAGAAAGATTGAGAAAAGAAAGAGAAGAACAAGTCAATTTTCAATCAGAACAAATTCGTCAAGAGATTCATAATATGGAAATAATGCTTGAAGAAAAGGCAAAAACATATAAGCAAACTCAAAATGAATGGTTACAGCAAGTTCAAAGTCTTAAAGAGTCATATGAGAGACAGCGAGAAGAGATTACTTCTTCTATTAAGGAACACACTTTAAAAGAACAGCAAGTAATGACTGAAAAGCTTTTACAAAAGCAGCAAGAGATTGAGAAAGAAGTTCGTATATTAGATGATAAGTACAATCTTACTGTTATAGACTATGAGAATAAAATGTTTGATATTCGCTGTAAATTTGAGACGGAAGAGCAAGACTTAAATTCTCAAATCGTCCAGAAGAGAAATGAAATTAACGCTCTTATTGAACAATTTAAGAAAGATGAAGAAGCTCGCAAAGAAGCAGATTTCTATCGTATTCCAATAACTCCTGCCGCCCAAAATGACATTAATAAATTGAAAGGCGTGGCGGCGCAATTAAATAATCCAGCAACATTATATAAGTTGATTTGGAAGGAGTACTATGAGAATGGATTTAATGCTATGATTGGTAGAGTTTTGGGGGAAGATAAAGATTCAATTGGAATTTATAAGATTACAAACATCAAAAATCAAATGTGTTATATCGGACAAACAAAAGCGGGTTTTAAAAATCGTTGGAGAACTCATGCCAAACGTGCTGTAAAAGCAGAAGATGGAACTTCTAATCGTCTTTATCAAGACATGTGGGAGAATGGATTGGAAAATTATACCTTCCAAATTATTGAGAAATGTACGACTGATAAATTAACTGAACGAGAAAAATTCTATATTGACTTCTTCAATTCGAAGGAATGGGGCTTTAATTCTAAAACTTAATTTCTAAAAGAATTGATGCTGCGGCGCGCCGCGGCATCAAGCGGTTTTTGGGCTACCTTTTTGCCGTTTCAAAAACGGTAGCAATAACTTAAAATACCCATTATTAACAAACCGAGATACCCGATTTTAACAATCCGATATATCCACTATTAACAAACCGGAATACCCGTTATTAACAACCGAGATACCCGATTTTAACAACGCAAGTTTTAAAATAAAAATTACCAACGCAATTTTTTAGAATATTTTAACAAAAATTTCACTTTATTTATGAGGCGACGAGCCATAATACTTTGAGGTGATATAATGAATAATATATTAAAGAAAATTCCTTTTAGAACGGAGGAGTACATTTTGGAAAAATTAGCTTATAATGATTGTGTTTATGCTTGGCTTTTGTTACATTCGCATTATAATGAAACAGAATCGCATAATTATATTTACAAAGAAGAGATTAATTTCAGTAAAATAGCAACATCTATACATCGTTCAAGGCAAACTGTTTCAAAAAGATTTAAAAAATTAATTGAAGATAAGATTATTCAAGAATATTTATATAATGGTAAATTTGTTTATAAATTACCATACTTCAGAGATTTTGAAGAGCTACATGGGCAGACTGTATTTCAACTTCTTTGTCTTCCCGTAGATAAGCAAAAAGAAGAGTTAATAAAAACTTACGCTTGGCTTTTAAGAAAAAAGAGAATTTCTGAAAAAGAGGGTAAACATAATTTTACCACTTCTTCTAAAGAGGCTTTAGAGACTTTTGGGCATTCTGCATCTCATAGTAAACAATATGAAAATATGAGAGCAATATTCACTATTTTACAAGGTGCTGGAATTATTAAGTTTAAAACAACTTCTTTTGAGAAGAGAGAAGATGGAACTATTCTACCACCACAGATGATTGTATATGAAGTAAATGATAAGGCATCAGATGAATGGTTGGAGAAATAGTATGGGATTGCTTATTTTACTATATTGACTTTTTCTATGGTTTATTATATAATTATAGTATAAAATTGAAAGGAGATTTAAGAAAATGAGTAGAGATACTACAACTGGATTAAGATTTGAAGAGAAAATTTCAATAAATATGGATGGAATTGATTTAACGAAACATAAGTTATATCAATATCTAAAGAGTAAAGGCATTAATTACAAAGAGATCATTTCTAAGAAATTATTGCCTGATGAATGTTATTTAGTTAATAATCATTTATATGTTTATGAAAAGAAATTTCAGTGCAGTGCAGGCAGCGCAGATGAAAAACCTCAAACTTGTGGGTTCAAAATTCAACAATTTAGAAAAATAGCGAAAGCCATGGGCGTAGAAGAAGTTTCATATACATATATTTTTAATGATTGGTTTAAAAAGCCAGAATATAAAGACATGTTAGAATATATTCGCTCTATAGATGGGTGCGATTATAAATTTGAGGAGGAGATTATTAATGGCAATTAACAAAGGATATTTAACTGCAAAAACGGATAAGGCGTCTGATGAAGTGTATACTCCTGCTTATGCAGTAAAGCCAATTTTAAAATATATCAAACCAAATAGTACGATTTGGTGTCCTTTTGACACGGAAGATAGTGAATATGTAAGAGAGATAGTAGCCGCGGGCCATAAAGTTATTTATTCTCATATTGATAATGGTCATAATTTCTTTGAATATGAACCAGAAGATTATGATATGATTATATCAAACCCGCCATTTTCAATTAAGGATGATATTCTTCGTCGGCTAACTGAATTGAAAAAACCCTATGCAATGCTACTCCCACTTCCAACCCTTCAAGGACAAAAACGGTTTGATTATTTAAAAGGAACGCAGGCACTTATTTTTGACAAAAGAATTAACTTTTTTAAAGATTATAAAACAAAAGAAATTCAGAAGGGGATTAGCTTTGCTTCTATCTATATTTGTAAGGATTTTTTACCTAAGGATTTAATTTTTGAAGAATTAGAGACTAAATAATTTTAATAAATTCTACCTCTTGACTTTTTTGAATTTCTATGATATAATAATTATAGAATAAAAACAGAAAAGAGGTAATTT